CGATCTGCGACACGTCAGAGGTGGCCAGCACGCGGGCCTGGGAGCCAGCAGCCAAAGCGTCGGCGTACAGGTTGGCCGTGGAGCCATCGCCGATGTCGAGGGGGTTGGTCGTGCCAGCGTCGAAGGCGGTCGTCACGTCCACCGTGATCTGGAAGATCTGGCTGTTAGCAGGCAGCGTTGCAACCACAGTGGTGCTGCCGGTTGCGCCAAAGACGACGTTGCCGCTTTGGGCCATGAGCACGAAGCCGACGTTGGCCTTGTCTTCGCCGACGGTGGTGCCGGTGGTTGCTTTGATCGTTCCGGCCTTGATGGGCCCGGAGAAGGTCGTCGTAGCCATTGGGAATCTCCTGTCGTGGCTAGTGTCGAGCGTTGTGCTCGTCAGGGATCAGGCCCATTTATACGCCCATTCTGGACAAATAAAAAGGGCGCCCGGAGGCGCCCTTAGGGTACGGCAAGGGGTGCTTACGCGCCCTGGGAGCCGTAGATGCCACGCCAGTCGCTGAAGCCGAAGCTGTAGCGCTCGCGGGCCTTGTAGCGGAGGTTCCCGGTGGAGAAGTCCGGCTCCATGGAGGTTTCCATGGCGGTACGCTGGAACATCTTCAGGCCTTCGCCCATCTCCGTCACCGTGGTGAGGAGGAAGAAGGCATCCGGATCCGTCAGGTAGTGGTTCACGGTGTAGCCACCGGGGAGCACACCCGTGTTCCGGATTGCGTTGATGTCGTTGTCAGCCGTTCCGACCCGGAGCGTAGACTCCAGGATACGGTCAGCAACGAACACCAGCTGCGGGGGAACCACAAGCTTGGTCGCCTGCACCGAGATGGTCAGACCGCGATCGTCCGTGAAGGTGCTGATGTCGATCAGCGCGTCTTCAAGGGACGTCTCGTTGAGGTCGGCCATCGTGGTCGCACGGTTGGCAGCGGTGCCACCACCGGCCAGCGGGTGGTCGGTAGCGATCAGTGCCTTACCGTCGCCGCCAGCGAAGCTGGAGGAGAAGGCGTTGTTGAGCACGTCGGCACCCTTGACTTCCTTGGTGTTAGCCATGGAACGGGCCAGGGCCTTGACGTAGCGCTTACCGAGGGAGTCGTAGAGGTTGTCCTCGACGGCCTCTTCGGTGAGGCTGAATGCCAGGGCGATGGTGTCGTGGGTGTAGCGAGCGGTGTAGCTCTCAGAGGCGTTGTCGAACTGGACGCCCTGGCCTTCGGTCTTGACGGGAGCCCCGCCAAAGCCGGTGACCAGCACTTCCTCTTCAAACGCACGCTGCGAGTCTTCGATAGCGAAGATCTGCTCGTACTCGCGAGAGTAGCTGTCGTAGCTCATGCCAAAGAGGCTGTTGAGTCCGGGCTCTAGCTCTTTCGCGAGCTGGGCGCGTGAAATTGCCATTGTTCAGCCTCCTTATGCTAAGCCAGCGGACTTCACGCCCATGATGTGGTTTTGAATAACCACAAGCACGTTCGTGTTGGCCGAGGCCACGTCGTCGTTGTCAGGATCCTGGGAGATGTCGATTGCCTTGAGGGGCAGGGTCGTGGTCGTAGCACCCGTGGTGACATCCAGCTCCAGGTTGGAGCGACCGCTCTTCACGTCACCCGTGGTGGCGTTATCGACGATGTCGAAGTTGCCAAACAGGTCAGCGACGGGGAAAGCAGCATCGGCTTGCACCTCAAACACCACGCTCGGATCGTCGATCACGAAAGCGATGATGTCGGAAGCGGCAACGCCGCCAGGGTAGTAGTTCTTGAACACCTGCTCACCAGTGGTCGGATCCGTGTACTGGCAGCCGTTGAAAACGCCTACCACCGGAACCGTGCTGGATGCAGCAGCACGCTCAATGCCACCGCCGGTGACTTGCTTGACCAGGTCGCCCTGGAAGATAGCACCAGCGAGGCTGCTTGCGATGCGGTAACGGGATTGACCCCCAGAGTAAGGGGCTCCACCCATCATACGGCTCGGACGCAACCCGAATGCAGCGTCTTTATTTGCCATGTGAATGGCCTCCTAAATGTCAGCGTCGTCCAAAGGTAACTTGGGTATCGCGCTGGGGGTCGTATTTGACGTAGCGGCTGTCGCCCCGGAGCTCGCTGAACATGTTGTTGTCCAGCGCTTCCCGGGCCTGGCGCGTCTTGTCGTTGTAATACGCTCGACGCTCCTCAACCGTTTCGGTCGGCAACTTAGCCAGCAGCAGACCCTCCGTACTGATTACGCCCTCATGGCGGCCGCTGTCCATGGTGGGGTAGGCATCGCGCCACTCAGGCGGGAGGTCGGTGCCACGCACCAGTTCCCAGCCCTCGCGCACTCGACGGGACACGTTGGCCCTGTCTTCCTGCCCCAGCATGCTCTCCCGAATCCAACGGTATTCGTACCCCGGAGGGGCGGGAGGAGTTTCCAGCTTACGCACTGGGCGCCAAGGTTGTCTGCGAGCTTGTTTTTCGTGAGTCTCGGATTCACGGGTCGCGCGGCTTGTCGTGTTACTCATCTCAGCGTACCTCTCGTTGTGCGATCTTCTGCTTTTCTTTAGCCACTCGCTGGAGCCACTGCTCCTCGCTCATGTTGTGCGGCTTCAGACCGCGGAGGCGTTCAATCTCAGACTTCGTAAACGTCACGCCACGCTTAGCCTGTGTTTTTTGCCGACCCCCTGCGGAGGCGGAAGCGACTCTTTGCACAGAGGGTCGACTTTCCTGTTTCCCGGCAACCTGGCCGCCGTTACCGGCAGCCTTGAGCGAAGGATACGCCCGATAAACACGATTGTTCAACTCCGCATAGTAGTCCTCGGAGTCGGCCTCGTAGCCTTCGTTCAGAAGGTTGAAGTGAGTGAAGTACGCAAGCTGAGTAGCAGCAGAGTGCTCGGGATCCTCTTGGTTCCCGTACCAGGGGTTCTGCTGGTGCCAGGACAGGGCCTGGTCGGTCGGCTTGACCTCCTGCTGGGCTTGCTGCTGCGGCTGCTGGTACTGCTGATATTGCTCCTGGGGAACCGGCTGAGCCTGGGCCTGCTGGGCCCCGGCATAGCGGGCCTTGGCCGCGTTCAGCTTCTCCTTCTGGATGGCGAGCTCGGTCTTCAGCGTATCCGCCTTGGACATGAGCTCGGCGTCGCCGCTGGAGACCGCCTTGCGGTAGATCTCGTCGACCTGGTCCGACTTGGCCTTCAGCGACTCCTCTTCCTTCTGGAGTATGCTCTGCTGGTAGTGGACCGTCTGCTGGCGGTACTGCTGGAGCTCCTGCTCCTTCTGCATCGCCACGCGCTCCAGCTGGGCAGCGCGCTCCTCGGCCTCGCGGCTCTTAGCGTTAAGCTTGTTGATCCGGCGCGAGACCTGCTTCGTGTAGCGCTCAAGCTCGTCCTCGTTGGACGCTTGGGCTTGCGGCTGGGCCTCACCCTCGGGCAGGTCTTCGGTGATCTCGATGTCGACCCGATCTTCTTCGGCTTGTTTCGCTGCGTTCTCAATCATCGGAAGCTCACTATGTCGTCTGGGTTGAGGATCGTGCCAATGACCTCGTCGTCATTGATGATGCGGACCTCGGCGCCGTCTTCAAGCTTGAAGCGGGCCCCCGAGTAGCGGCCGATCAGGACCCAGTCGCGCTCCTTGCACCACGGCTTGTGGCCAAACTTGGAGGTCTCCGCATAGCAGAGCGGCCCCATCTTCACGACATACGCCACCACGGTAGCGAGCCCTTCCCGGTCGAGAGTCTCCTGGGTCAGGTGGATCCCACCCTTGGTTGTGCCCTTCCCCGCATAAGGAAGAACCAGCATGCGCCACCCGGACGGGGTCGGCATGCGTTCAAGCGCGCTCTTCTCCAACAGGGTTGGATCGAGCACGCGCTCATCAGCGCTTACATAAGCGCCTTCTACGCTAGGTTTACTCACCGCGCCTCCTTCTTGAGGTAGTCCCGAATGGTCTCCTCGATGAAGTCTAACGCACGCAGCTCGCCCTGCAAATATTTGTACTGTTCCATATCTTTTAGCAAACCGTTCATGAGCGTCTCATTGATCAGCGCCCGACGCTCACGAATGGTTCGATCGATCCGGGATTGAAGGTCGAGGTCGTCCATCAATCCCGTTCGTAGAAATAAAGACCCTTCGTGGCGGCGCCGGTGCCACGGGTCTTCATTCTCTTAGGCTTGCCGCCCATGACGGCTCCACCCTTCTTCATCTCCTTCGCTTTCTGCATGGCGATGGCGACGGCTTGGTTTTGCGGACGACCCTCTTTACGAAGCATCTTGATGTTCTCCGAGACCGTCTCCTGACCACGTCCTTTCTTGAGCGGCATCTTGTGCCTCCTTCTTTGGTGCCGCCTTGCGACGGCGCTTGGGTTTGATTGCCGGCTCCTCAA